CAATACTGGGAATTTGGTTTGTTGTGCCTCCAGTAGATAGCTCTCTGTTAACAACTGTACTTATGGGAATGTTAGGTTTAGGAGCCATGCGTACAGTAGAAAAGACAAAAAACGTAGCGAGGAATAAATAATGGGTCTTGAAGCAAATACTAGCTCGACATATATCAACGGGTTGGTCGGCACAAACCCGACAACCGCTGATCCGCTGAGTGAAGGAGATAACCATCTTCGTCTAATAAAAGACGTTTTGAAGAGAACTTTTCCGTCTGTAACTGGCGCTGTGACCGTTTCTAATAATCAAATTAACAATGGTATAGCCGACACATCTACCGCGACTAATGTCGCAACGCCATCTACGCTTGTAAAGCGAGACGCCAGCGGGAATTTTTCAGCAACGGTTATTACATCAAATATTGTAGGTAACCTTATCGGTGACATGCAGGGTGATATTTACGCAAATGACGGCGTCACTAGAATTTTTGATAATGGCACAGACGGCACAGATGCAACATTAACTGCAAATGTCACAGGTCATCTAACAGGTACTGCCCAAATAGCATCAGCGGTAGATGCTCCATCTGTGTCAGCAGATAAAAATCATCGAATGGTGTTTGGTGAAGACATTACTCAAACATTAAACGCTACTGAGTATCTCAACAAGGATTTAGATAACAGCTTTCACTACAACCCAAGTAGTAACACCCTAACAGCGGGTAATTTTAGCGGGGCTGTTGCTTTAACAAATGTAACTGGACTGCAATCGGCACTTGATGCAAAGACCACACAAGCTGCTGCACTTTTAGCTGTTTATCCTATTGGCTCTGTTTACACATCGGTTGTATCAACTAATCCAAGTACCTTGTTTGGTGGTAACTGGGAGGCATTTGGTGCTGGACGGGTTATGGTCGGTTTAGATTCAGGCGACACTGACTTCGATACGGTAGAAGAGATCGGTGGTGCTAAGACTCACGCTTTGTCTATTGCAGAAATGCCAGCTCACAGTCACACATACACCTTAGAGAACACAAGAGGAACTGGTAGTCCCGGCGCTGGAAACGGGGACTCAAGCTTTAGCACCCCAAACACTAGCACTGTAGGCAGTGGCGCAGCGCACACTATCGTACAGCCTTATATCGTCGTTTATATGTTTAAAAGAATTGCAGATTAATGGCTTTCATCCCGCTAAGAAACATTGGCGCTGGCGGTATTGTTACCGACCAAGACCCTTACGATTTGGAACTTACACAGTTTCCAGTAGGGGATAACGTAAGTTTTCATGAGGGTCGCATTGGCAAGTCGCTTGGACACAGCGAGAGAGTCAGCACATCTTATGCGCCAACTCACATACAGGGCTGGATGGCGCAAACGACAAGCACAGTAATTGTTGGAACACTCAATAAAATTTATAGATTCAACGGCACCACTGTGACCAATGTGTCTAAAACATCAGATGCATTTAACTACACTAACAGCCCACGGTGGCAGTCGGCGCAGTTAGGTACTGCGGTGATGATGAACAATGGCAGTGATGTCCCTCAGTTTATGCAGCCGGACGCAACTAGATTTCAAGACCTTACTGCGTGGCCGTCCGGTGTTAAGACTCAATGCTTAAAACCGTATAAGTCTTTTCTTGTCATGGCTGGGTACGAGGCAACAAGCACAAAGCACCCGTTTACGGTTCGATGGTCTGACGAGTACGAACCTACTGGAGTTCCAACAGATTACTCCATTAGTAGCACTACAAATTTAGCTGGTGAGAACACATTAAGTGGTAACAATGGCGATCTGATAGATCAATTGACCCTAAATAACTCGCAGATTATCTACGCTGAACGCGGCGTGTTTGCGATGGATTTTATCGGCGCACCGTTTGTGTTTTCATTTCGTGAAGTGTTTAGCGATGACGGCATTATAAACAGAGGAGCTTGTGCAGAGTTTATGGGCAAGCACTTGGTCGTTGGACACAATGACATATATATGCACGATGGGAATCAAAAGCAAAGTATTGCTGAGAAGCGCGTGCGACGGACTTTCTTTAATGCGATAACTGATACACGCGCTATTTACTGCCAAACCATCAACGACAGGTCTGAGATTTGGATTTGTTATTCTGACGTTAACGCGTCTGACTCACAATCCGCTAACAGGGCGCTCGTATACAACTGGGTGCAAAATGCCTTTACGTTTATAGATTTACCGGATTTAAGAGCATTGTCAATATCGGAGAAAATGGGCGTCACATTTGGCAACTGGAACAATGCAGTCGGCACTTGGGATAACACGACCGCCTACTGGTCAAATATATCTCAAAGCACAGAAGCTAACGCTTTAAAGCTTTTCGGTGCTGGGTACTCAGCCTCAAAAGTTTACACGATGAATGACACGCACGCAGCCGCTGGCACGCCAATTCTTGCCACGCTAGAGGCAACTAAAATTGATCTCGATCAGGTCATAGGTAAAGCGACGAACACGATTAAAAAGATCAACGGAATACTGCCTCAGATCGATGGTCAGGGTACTGTGGAAATCAGCGTTGGATCGAGTATGTCACCACAAGACGGCGTTACATGGGGTGATCCTCAAACCTATGACATAGAGTCGGCTTATAAGATTGATGTCAGATCGTCCGGTCGATACTTAGCCTTAAAAGTTGAAAGCAATAACGCCTCAGATTACTGGCGTCTGACAGGTTTAGACATTGATATTAATGAGGTAGCAACACGATGAGCTATGTGCCTACAAACTCATCGGCTCAAAGCTTTAACGACTTTAATAGGTGGATATCCGGTGAGCTTGTGAGGATATCAAATAGTTTTACGACATCAAGACAGACTTTAAACATACCCGTCGTTAATGCAGAACCTTCAAAGCCACAGGTTGGCGATGTAGTGTTTGCAGACGGCACAAACTGGAACCCAAGCGGCGGTCGTGGACTTTATTACTACGACACGAGCTGGGTAAAAATAGCATAGGTACATATCATGTTTAGTTTTGGAAAGAAGAAAAGTGAGCAACAGTCTAGTTCGTCTACTTTTGTAGACCCGAATCAATCACCCTACTTACAAGACATATACGGTCAAGCACAACAGCTTAACGCTCAAGGGATGCCAGTAGAAGGCGTTGCGGGAATTAATCCATTGCTTGGCGGTGCTCTAGGCACAGCCTACGGTGCTGGAGGCATGCAAGCGGGTGCTGGAGCCAACATGATGGCCTCTGGTGCAAATGCAACCCAGGGCACAGGAATGGCGTTGAACTATGCGGGCGGCGCTATGGGCGGTAACGCTCAAGGCGGCATTAACACGGCCATGGGTGCTGGGCAAGGAATGGCAAACATGGCAGGGATGACTGGCGCAGCTAACAATAGAGGCTTTAATGCTGCAAACGCTGGTCAGTACATGAATAACAATTTGCTCAATAGTCAGATAGATGCTGCAAGTCGTGACGTTGTTCGTAATTTGCAAGAAAATCAATTAACAGGTATTGCATCACAGGCCGCGGGTACAGGTAACTCTGGATCAAGTCGAGCTGGTGTGATGGCTGGTATTGCAGCGCGAGGAGCTGGTGATCGTATCGGTGATATCTCTGCAAGCATGAGGGGTCAGGCATATAACACTGGACTTGGTATTGAGGCAAACAGGGCATCTCAAAACGCTGGATTCCAGCAGCAAGCTAACCTTGCAAATCAAGGTGCATATAACAGCATGTTGCAATATGGCGCGGGCATGGGTCAAAACGCTTTTAACACTAACCAGCAAAATCAACAGTTTGGCGCTGGCATGGCTGCACAGCTAGGGCAGCAAGGTTACGGAAATATGCTTTCTGGCGCTAACTTAATGAATCAAGGCATTGGAATGCAGCAAGGTGCTGGACAGTACATGCGAGATTACGAGCAGCAACTGCTCCAAAATCAGTATCAAGCGGGTATGTCTCCGTTTAACAGCCTAAATTTCTACAGTCAGATGGTTGGAGATCCAAACAATTTAAGTCAGCAAGAATCTTCAAGTAAGTCCAGTGGGTTTAATGTGGGCTTCTCCGAAGGAGACGGGTAATATGAATGTTTTTGATATTTTTACAAACAAGGCGGCTTTAGAGGACAGTGAGTCTTTTCTTGGGGCTTTAGATACCGGCCTTGAAGCTTATAAGCAAGAAATTGAATCTATGCCAGCTTTTCGTCCCGCAGTTGATGCAGACGGAAATGTTAACCAGCGGCAGTTACAATACGCTCAAAGCAACATGGTTCCTGATGGGTCGGGTGGTTTTTACTCTCCTGAAAGAAACGAAAAGTTACAAAAATATAATCAGTTACAGGCCGTCAAAGATCAACAAACGGCGGCATATGAGCGCAAATTAAACAATCCACTTTTCAACATAAAAGATTTAGGCGCTGACATATTTAGAAACACTGTTGGATTAATACCTAACATGATGACCGGATCATCCGGTTACGATCCTAGCCAAAGAGAAACAGATAACTACAAGACCCGAATGGGTACACTTGTGGCAAGCCAACAAAATGCTTTGTCAGAGCTTACTGCTGCTAGACGGGATAGAGCAACAGCGTTTATTGGCGGTATCCGTAAGCCCGTCGGTGTTCCTGTTCCAACCACCCAAGGGTTAGCCATAGCCACAACGGACTCTGTATCTGGCGGAGTAGACATGGAACTTTTGACGGATGCATCCGGTAATCCCATAATTAAAAACAATATACAAACGATTGCAACGGGCGGTGGCGGCATGTCCACATTAAATGTTAATCAGCCTAACGCCATACTAAAAGAAGTTGTTTCTCCAGCAGATGCGACAGCTAGAAACGCTGCTTCCGCTGGGGCAAACATTGTTGCTACTGATATAGCAAAGGATGCGACACAAGCAGTTATAGACCTTGATAATACTGTAGATAACGCAAAGGTCATGAGTGCTTTGTTTAGCAGAATACGCAACCACAGAGGGCGAGAAGCTGTTCTTGACAATCCTCTTGGAACACTAAATCCAATGTTAAGAATTCCAAACACCGCGGAGCTTGATTTTAACGCTATCCTTTCAGAACTACAGGGCGATGTGTTTATGACGGCGTATAAAGGGCTCAAAGGTGGCGGTCAAATTACTGAAATTGAGGGAGAAAAGGCAGAACAAGCTATTCAGAATATGACGTTAAATCAAAGCAAACCACAGTTTATGGAAAGCTTATCAATACTTGAAAATATTGTTATGCAAGCCACTGAAAGGGCTAAAAACAAAGCTAACAAGTTAAAGGTCTCGAAAACATCTACGGGCGTTACTTACCAAATCGTTAATGATTAAAAAGGTTCAAAAAAAATGCCAAAAATAGTTATTGGAAATAACTCTTTTCTTGTTGATGAAAGCTTTAACGCTTTACCCGATGAGCTTAAAGAAGAAACTATTAATGAGATGGCTGCAAGTGTGCAGTCCTCGCAAAGTTTAAATACTTTAGAAACCCCTGCTCAAAAGCAAGACCGCATTAATCAAGAGGTGTTGCAGTTCGGTCGAATGATGGAAAGGCAAGACATTGATCAAGCTGTTTCTCAAATGAACCCACTGCATAAGTTTATGGCCTCATCAGGAGTGCAAGTTAATAAAGTAGGTTCTGGCCTTGCCGACTTGTTTGGTATGGGCTTTGGCGAAGAAGGAACTAGGCGTCTTGAAACTCTTAATGATTCTTTAGCGGCAGACTCGCCAGCGCTCAATATGGGTGGTCGAATGTTGGGTGGTGTTTTAACGGCTGCACCTCTAGCCCTCACAGCCGAGGCATCATTACCCGCAGGGTTAGGCTGGATAGGTCGAGGTGCTTTGTCTACAGGGCTGGGAACCGTTGAGGGTGCTGTTGAAATTCCTTTCTCAGATGAAACAAGATTAAGCAATGCAGTCGTTGGAGGTCTAGGCGGCGCGGCAGCAGAGCCTTTATCTGTTGCTTTGCAAGCTGGATTTAAAAGAATACCGTTTGGTGCTTTAGCTGACTTTGGGTTAGGTAAAAGCACGGCTATAAAAGAAAGTATCAAAAAATCATTAAGTGGCTCTGGGATAAATTACGATCAATTAAAACCAGAAACACGAAAAATATTAGAGTCAATTAATCGTGCTGATGACGTTGATTCTGCCATTAAAGAAGCAATGAGTACAGAGTTTGGTTTTGACCTAACAGCGGGCGAGCAAACCGGTGACTTTGGTCAATTAGCAGCAGAGAGTGCAGCAGAACGTCAGTCACAAACCGCTGGCGATTTAATGCGTGATTTTAAAGACAATCAAAATTTAGGGATTACAGAGGCTGGCGATAGATTGGCTCTTGAGGCTGGCGGGACTGTACAAAGCAATGAGCAAGTAGGTGCTGTTCTAAAAGAGGCCTTAATTTCTGCTAAAGGACAAGACAAGAAAAACTACCAAGCTCTGTACGCCGCGGCTAAAGAAATGTCTGACACAGGCAATATAGACATGCCATTAGATCAATCGGTTATATCTGATGCGTTTTACGACATGGCAAGAGAGAGTGTAAGCACACACGAGACCTTGCTAAAAGACATCGGTCGTGAGCTGGCTCGTTTTGACATTTTAGACCCAGAAGAATTTGCTGATGACATTCCTTTTGGCATTCCTAACTTAGAATCAAAAGCTCTTGGTGTTGGTAATGCCGAAGATTTTATAAAGTTCCTTAACAGTAAATACTCGCCAAACGACCCTGTTGGAAACAGGATACTCGCCAAGATAAAGGATGCGATTGAGTCTAACACTGACGATGTGATTGCGCGATCTCTTGACACAGTAGATGGCGCAGCAGCTAGAGAGTTTTTAGATGTAGCAAAGGCTGCAAGGGCTGCCAATAGAAACTACCGAGGTCTTTGGGAAAATAAAGACATCTTGCAATCACTTACGGGTACAAAAAACCAAGCAACAGAAGACATAACAACTGTAAGTAAGATGGTCAAAAAGATTATGGAAACACCTGAAGGTGCTAGAAAAGTTGTGTCAGAATTACAACGTCGAGGAAGTGATCAGGCTGTTGCAGATTTACGGACTCATGTTCTCAAAGACTTAATGGAAGGAGCCATCAACCCTAACAACATGAAAGGTAATTTGCCTTTCTTTAGCGGTGCTAAATTAACTAATGGTATTAATAAAAACAAAGACACTTTAGAAGTTATACTTACACCAGAACAAATGTCACAGCTCAAAGCCTTTGAAGTTCAGGTTGGGAAGGCTACTAAAAAAAGGGATGGTGTTGTTAATTACTCTAATACTGCAAACAAAATTATTGATATGTTTGTTAGTGGGTTGGGTCGGACTCCTGTTCTTGCGCCATTGGCGGGATTAAGCGAAGTCAGTGCAAATCAAACTATTAGACAGGCAATAAAATCAGGCCGAGAGCCTGTCGATTACATTCTTAAATTAGACGGCAATCACGTTAAGCTCAACACGTTGTTGCGTCAGTATATAGATCAAAAAACATTCAACAGCGAATCAGCATTATCTGAGTCGGAGTAATAAAGAATGTCCGTTTTTAAAGCTGTTCAAGCTGGCATAGAAGAAGGCGCTAAACGAATCAAAGCCTACCACGGCTCTCCCCATAATTTTGATAAGTTCTCAACTGAGAACATTGGAACCGGTGAGGGCGCACAGGCTTACGGTCATGGTCTGTATTTCGCTGATCGTGAGGGTACGGCTGCAAGTTATAGAGATCAATTAAAAGCAAACCGAATCATTAGGGATGATGGTGTGGAAATGGATTATGGCAAGCACCTCGACGAAGTAGAAACAGCTATAAAAAAACAATTCCCAAATATAAACCCTGACAATTTAAGATCAACGGCTAAATCCGTAGTTGATGATAATTTAGTTCCGGCAGATGTTGAGGGTATGGGGGTTTTTGATAGCACAGGTTACAAGGCTGAAGATATTTATCTTTCAGGGATAAAAGCCAATAAAAGCGCAAGAGAGTCAAAAGGGCATATGTATGAAGTAGATATTGATGCGTCGCCAGATGAGCTGCTTGATTACGATGTCGATTTAATTGATCAAAGCCAAAAAGTCAAAGACGGAATTTTAAAACTAGGGCTTACAGACCTTGATGGCAAAAAATACTCAATACAGGATCTTGATGATTTAGGGCATAGAGGGCAAACCCTTTACGAGAAAATATCTGGAAACGCTGGTGCTGATGTCGCATCTATGAGATTGAAGGATGTGGGAATTAAAGGCATTAAATACGCTGACGCACAAACCCGATTCTCTCCAAAAGGCAGAACAAACAACTACGTTATTTTTGATGACAAGACCATTGAGATAGCTAAAAAGTATGGTGTATCTATGCCCGTAGCTGGAGCGATTCTAGCTGGCGCAGTTACGCCTGAAGATGCCCAAGCTGGAAAAGTTTCAGAGGGCGTTCATTTAGCGCAAAGAGTTTTGCAGCTTGGAATTTTAAAGGCAGACTCCGCTGGTAAC